GAATTAATTGCAGAAAATTATTATTGTGATCTTGCTAAAACTCTGGGAATACTATATACTGTATGTTTTACAGAGCATAAGAAAGAGCTTGATCCCGAAATAAGAGTATATTATGATGCTGAAAGCCAGCACACTTTTAATTTAGCTGTTTTTGCTCAAGGGAAATATGTGCTTAATTTCAAAGACAACGAGATAGTAAATAATGAACAAATCGACAAAAACCTAATGTTGCAATATCGTTACACCACAGAAGAATTAAAATTAAATGAATACTAAGAGGAATCAATGAGTCAAATTCAAGTTACAAAAAGAGAAGGTCATAGAGAAGATCTCAATTTAGAGAAGTTACACAAAGTAGTTGCATGGGCCACCCAGGGCATAACTGGTGTTAGTGCAAGTGAAGTAGAAATCAAAAGCCGCATACAGTTTTACAACGGAATCAAAACTGCCGATATTCAAGAAACACTGATCAAAAGTGCAGCTGACTTGATATCAGAAGAAACTCCAAACTATCAATATGTTGCTGGTAGACTGATCAACTACCATTTGCGCAAGCAAGTCTACAACAGTTACACACCATGTAGTTTATTAGACCTAGTCAATCGAAATGTGGAATCTGGTTTTTACGACTCAGGACTTCTCGCCGCCTACACTGCAGATGAATGGAACACAATGAACAGTTACATTCATCATGACCGTGATGAAAACTTTACTTATGTGGCCATGGAACAATGGCGCGGCAAGTACCTGGTACAAAATCGTGTTACTGGAGACATATTTGAAACTCCGCAAATAGCATACATGCTGATTGCTGCCACACTATTTCAAACATATCCCGCAGAAACAAGATTAAAATGGGTAAGAGATTACTATGATGCAACAAGCCTTGGTGACATTAGCCTACCAACTCCGGTCATGGCTGGAGTACGTACTCCTCAAAAGCAATTCAGCAGTTGCGTTCTTATTGAAGCCGATGACAGCCTTGATAGTATCAATGCTACTGCTAGTAGTATTGTTAAGTATGTCTCCCAGAAAGCTGGTATTGGAATCGGTGCAGGACGAATTCGGGCACTGGGTTCACCTATCAGGAACGGAGATGCATACCATACGGGTGTAACACCTTTCTTTAAACTGTTCCAGGCTGCTACACGTTCCTGTTCACAAGGTGGTGTGCGTAATGGTGCTGCAACACTTTACTATCCTGTTTGGCATTTGGAAATTGAAGACCTCCTGGTGTTAAAGAACAACAAAGGCACAGAGGATAACAGAGTACGTCACATGGATTATGGTGTTCAATTCAACAAATTAATGTACGAAAGACTCATAACAGGCGGCGATATTACCTTGTTTAGCCCCCATGATGTGCCAGAAATGTACGAGGCTTTTTTCAACAACCAAGAACGTTTTAAAGAGTTGTATGAACGTGCAGAACGCAATACAAAACTGCGTAAAAAAATCATTCCTGCAGCAGAATTGTTCAGCAAATTCATGCAAGAGCGTAAAGATACAGGTAGAATCTATTTGCAAAATGTAGATCATGCTAATACACACAGCCCTTTTAAAGAAGACGTTGCTCCTATCAAAATGAGCAACTTGTGTAGTGAAATTGACCTGCCAACCGTGCCTTTGAGTGATATCAATGACGAAAATGGTCGTATTGCTTTGTGTACATTGAGTGCATTGAATTGGGGCAATGTTAAAGCACCAGCAGATTTTGAACGCATGGCTAGACTAGCAGTTCGAGGGTTAGATGCTTTGTTGAGTTATCAAAATTATCCTATACGTGCAGCCGAATTGGCCACAGAAGAGTTTAGACCGCTGGGCATTGGTATCATCAACTTTGCCTACTTCTTGGCCAAACATGATGTCAGCTACAGTGATCCTGCTGCATTGGCCCTGGTAGACGAATATGCCGAAGCCTGGAGTTATTACCTGATCAAAGCGTCAGCAGACCTAGCTCGAGAGCAAGGGCCATGCACACGTTGGCAAGATCTAAAATATGCCGATGGACGTTTACCCATTGATACACGTAAACGTGAAGTTGACGAGTTGGTGGCTCACCAAGAACGCATGCCATGGCGTGCCCTGCGTGAACAAATACTTGATACAGGTATTCGCAATGCTACACTAATGGCATTAATGCCAGCAGAAACTTCAGCACAAATCAGCAACAGCACCAACGGAATTGAACCACCTAGAAATTATGTTTCAGTAAAACAAAGTAAACATGGCGCCCTAAGACAAGTAGTTCCTGAATATCGTAAACTCAAAAACAAATATGAACTGTTATGGGACCAAGAGTCACCTGAAGGATATCTAAAACTTTGTGCAATCTTACAAAAATATGTTGATCAAGGCATCAGTGTCAACACTTCGTACAATCCCAAGTTTTACGAAGATGAAAAAATCCCCATGAGTGAAATGCTCAAGCATCTGATCATGTGCTACAAGTATGGACTTAAACAATTGTATTATTTCCAAACCAATGACCAACAAGGCGAAATTGATGTAGACAAAATGTCGGCACGAACCACTGAAGACTCAACTGCAGAAATTGAAGATCAAGCCAACTGTGATAGCTGTGTAATTTAAAGGCAATATAAATGAGCGTATTTGATATCAACAACAAGAAAAAACATACCGAAGCACTGATGTTTCTGGACCCCAGTGGCCCAGTGACTCTACAGAGATACGAAACATTAAAGTACAGACAATTTGACAAACTCACAGACAAGCAATTGGGATTCTTCTGGCGTCCTGAGGAAGTTGATGTCCTTCGAGATGCCAAAGACTTCAAAGAGCTAACACCATTTGAACAACACATTTTTACCAGCAATTTGAAAAGACAAATCCTGTTAGATAGTGTGCAAGGTCGTAGCCCCAGCATGGCCTTGCAACCTTTTGTCAGTATTCCAGAATTAGAAACCTGGATCAGTACTTGGACATTCAATGAGACTATTCATAGTCGTAGTTATACACACATCATTAGAAATGTGTACAGTAATCCCAGCGAAATCTTTGATGGTCTGATGGACATTGAAGAAATTGCAAATTGTGCTAGAGACATCAGTCGCTATTACGATGATGTTATCTCTTACGGCGGCTACTACAATTTACTTGGCGCCGGGACTCATACCATCAATGGACAACAACTGGTCATTGACACCTACGAACTAAAGAAGAAACTATGGTTGGCGATTAACTCGGTAAATGCCTTAGAGGGAATTCGTTTTTATGTTAGTTTTGCATGTAGTTGGGCCTTTGCTGAGTTAAAGAAGATGGAAGGCAACGCCAAGATCATTAAATTGATTTGCCGTGACGAAAACGTACATCTTGGAAGCACTCAAATGTTGATTAAATTATTGCCCGGTGACGATGCGGATTTCGCCAGAATACGAGAAGAAACACGAGCAGAGTGTGAGGCCATGTTCTTACAGGCCGCACAACAGGAAAAAGCATGGGCAGAGTATTTGTTTAAAGATGGATCAATGATCGGCCTCAACAAACAATTACTCTGCGACTATGTGGATTGGTTGACTTGCAAACGCATGACTGCAGTGGGCTTAAACTGTGGTATCAAACCTGGATCAAATCCCTTGCCATGGACTGCTAAATGGATCGCAGGTGCTGACGTACAGGTAGCACCACAAGAAACTGAAATTTCCAGTTATGTAATTGGTGGTACCCGACAAGATGTAGATACTGACACGTTCAAAGGTTTTTCCTTGTGATACAATATTAAAGATATATAGTATATTAGAAGGATAATAATGTTAACAGTATACTCAAAAAATCATTGTGCATTTTGTGATCAAGCAAAAGCACTATTAACCAACAAAGGTATTGCCTTTGAAGAAATCAAAATTGATGAAAACGCCGATGCTAGAGAATTTATAGTATCCGAAGGGCATCGTACTGTACCACAAATTTATAAAGATGGACGACTATTTGTCGAAGGTGGATTCAACGGATTAAGAAAACTCAACGAAGATCAACTCAAGGACGCCTAATGTTAGTACAAACACAGAAATTTGATAAAGGCGATATTGTTGCCATGAAACTGGTCAATGGTGATGAAGTTGTAGCAGAAATCATTGCTGATGAAATGATGTCATACACCGTCAGTAGACCTTGCACAGTAATTCCCAGCCCTAAAGGCATTGCTTTAATGCAGAGTCTAATGACTTCAGATGCCAAAACTCTAACCATCAGCAAACAACATGTAATGATGATATCCAAAGTAATCGACGAAATGACAAATCATTATATTCAAACCACCACAGGTATCCAGCCAGTAACACGTGGCGGGATAATTGGCTGATGCCTGGTGTAGTTCGAATCGGCGATTCAAGTACAGGAGAAAATGGCTATCCTGCAACCGCCTTGGTTGATACACCGCAGACATCTGTTTACATCGATGGTGCGTTGGCTGGAGTTGTTGGGGCCAGTTATGCAACTCACTCAAAATCACATGCACCAACTCATTATCAAGATGCAGAACGAGTCATAACTGGGGGTAGTACCACAGTAATTGTTGAGGGCAAAGGGCTGGCCAGAATCGGCGATCCAGTGGCTGATGGCGACACCGCAGCCGCTGGTAGCTCGGACGTGATAGCTGGTTAACTACACAGTTAACGGCTATAATAACCCAATATATTAGGTAAAAACACGGTTATGTGTTAATATTACTCAGTAAACCTGTCCTTAAATATCTAACAGGATAGATAAAAGGAGATCTTAATGATCAATAACCAAAATCAACTTCTGCCAACACCAACAATAATTATATTGTTCACATTGTTGATACTTAGTTTTTCATTCAATTTAAAACTAAGTGTTGATTTAAATGGATTGAGAGAAATGTCAAGTGCAACCACAGACTTTATCTCCAACATGATTCCGCCATTGAAATCAACCGCAGTTAAACCAGTGGTCGCCGAAGATGTAGTCCGACCAGTAAGCAATCAAGATTTGCAATGCATGGCTGAAAATATTTACAGAGAAGCAGGAACACAAAGTCCAGCTGGTAAAATGGCTGTAGGTTATGTTGTATTAAATAGAATGAGCAGTCGAATGTTCCCTAAGAGTGTATGCGGAGTAGTGCATCAATCTCAGGATAATGTATGTCAATTTAGTTGGGTATGTGAAGTAAACTTGTCACCTATAAACGCGGCCAGTGCCGCATGGAAACAGAGTGTAGATATAGCATATACTTTGCTCAGTGTAGATAAAAAAGCACAGGTCGACATTACTGGTGGTGCAATATATTTCCATCAAAAAGATTTGAAAACCCTAGTAAGAGCAACACCAGTGGCTATTATAGACAATCATGTCTTTTATAAGAAATAATATTATGATTAAAGAAAAACAACACGAGATAGTAGAGTCAACAGATTATGTTTTTGTGATTGGTCAAGATGGCGAACTCAAAAGTTTATATTTGCCAATTTCTTTGACAAACCCTGCCGAAGTATGCAAAATACTAAATATGTATGGTATTGATGATGTTGAAGATATAAGTAGTACTAGAGTATTACATTAGGAGAAAAAATGAAAAAATTATTTGTTTTAATTTTATTGTTAGCAGGTATTGCTCACGCACAGTCAACATCAGAATTTGCACAAGTAATTAATGTGCAACCACGATATGTCACTACCTATCAAAAACAATGTGAAATGCGTGAAGTGGTTCGTGACAACAGCCGAGGTGATGCCACCATTGGTGCATTAGCTGGCGGCGTATTGGGCAGCACCATTGGCCACAACAGCAATGATAGGTTGGCAGGCGGTGTAGTCGGCGCACTAATTGGTGGCGCTATTGGTTCCGATGTTGGACGTGATAGTGCTAGAGCAGAAGTACGTGAAGTTTGCCGTCAAGTTCCGGTTACTATTCAACAAGGTTCGACCGTGACCTTTAACTATCGCGGTCAAGTGTTTACACAATCATTTGCACAATAAGGAGAATAACATGAAAAAAGTTTTATTAGCAAGTTTACTAGCAGTAGCATTAATTGGCACAGCACAAGCACATGGTCCTTATCGTATAGGCGGGTGGCACGGTGGTTACTACCATGGTGGCTATGGCTGCGGCGGATGTTGGGTTGCACCTGCAGTAATTGGCGGAGTAATTGGATATGAACTGGCTCAACCGAATACAGTAGTTGTTGAACAACAACCAGTTATTGTACAACAACCACAAACAGTTGTACAAGCACCTCCAGTGGGATATCATTGGCAAGCAATGATTGACCCACAAACCAACACACAAAAAATAGTATTGGTTCCAAATTAATATGAAACTGCCTAAATTAATTCGAAAACTTAACCGTGCTGAGTTTGATCACAATCTTGAAAAAGCCAAAAAATTCTGGTTTAAAATACTCAAAAAGAGTATTAAACACAAACATACCCAAGCTGTAAGGTAATACTAAAGTACTACATTTTTTGTAGTATTTTTACCACAAAAACCCGCTATTTTGGCGGGTTTCTGCGTTTTTGAGCCCAAAACATGCTATAATCAATACATGATGAAACGCAAAAGACGCCAAGATACAAAACATGCAGTTTACATGTTAGTAAACACTAACACCAACGAAAGCTATGTTGGGATTACTGTATGTGGGTCACAAGTTCAAAAAGCACTAAAAATTCGCTTTCAGAAGCATGTGCGTCGTGCAGTTACTGAAAACAAAGCGTGGGCTTTATGCAACAGTATTCGTGAGCATGGTGCTGAAGCTTTTGTAGTACTTTTAGTTGATATTGTACGTGGTAGAAAACCCGCACATGCCGCAGAGCGTGAATTAATCAATACGTTTAATCCCGCACTAAACAGTCACTAAAAAACAACACTTTTTGGTTGTCCAAAAACGCAAGATCGGTTATAATAACAGCATGTTAAGCAAAAAGGAGTTAAAGATGTCAACAACAAACGAAGTTAAAATGTACGGAATGACCGAGCAACAAATTCGTGATCGGTACATGAATAGCATCACTGCAAAGTGTTCAGGACTTGAAATGGTTGTTGCCGGCATCATGAGTGATTGCCAAGAACTTTTGGCCATGAAAGATCCCAATGGCCCAGCACATTTGACTAATGAGATAATCCGTTGCAATATGAACATTGCCAAGTTCATCTTGTTTGAGATGATGGATGCTAAACGTGAACAATCTGTTGCAGCCTAAGGAGAGCAATATGTTTGTATTACAGGTACTAAATGATGGCAATGAGTGGGAACTCATAGACAAGATGTTCTCAACAGAAGAGTTGGCAGTGGAGTTTTTTAATACTGAACTGTCATACTGCTTTGACACTTACGAAATAACCGAAACTGTCTACTACGGAGCTTAATATGAAATTAACCATTGGTGATCGTGTTTCTTGGTCCAGTGCCGCAGGGCATTTGGATGGCGTTATTGTTAACATTGTTCTGAGTGAAAATGGCAAAGGCGATACAGTACCTTGGATTGATATCAAGTACAATCGTACTACCACTCGTCTATGTGCTACTCAATCCAATCTCATTGGCATGCGGGTTGACAAAATAACAGACGTGTTTAGTCCATACGAAACAATAAATTCTTAATATGAAAAACGATCCTGCAGTTCCGTTTCTCCTGTTGTTGTTGCTTTTGACCATGTCCTGTGTTACAATATTCCTATTGGGCATTGGATATCAATTTGCCGAATACCTAAGGAACATGTTATGAACGACGATTTTAAGAAATTTACTGTGTTGTACAATATTCGTATGACAGACCGACACACGGTGGTCATGCATGATTATGCTCGAGAGCAGGCCAAACTAGACGAGCTAAATGAAACATTACTAGAGCTCAGTGACTGTGCAGAAGCCCGAGCAGTTATAGATTACATTAAAAACTTGTAAAAATTACACACTTGACACACACCCGCTTTTAGCGGGTTTCTTTTTGACTAGCTAAATACTACACTATGTCACAAAATGGAATCAGTCATTTAGCAACTAAACAAGCTCGCCAAGCTGCCAAATTGGCTGCGGCCGCTACCAAACGTGCCGCTACTGGCCGTAGGCATGTACTAGATACCACCGAGTTGCCTACAGTTTATACAGGCAATGCAGTAACAAAGCAAAGTCATCCCGGCGGCTTGATCAAAGGTCGCCCCTGGAAATAAGTGATCATAACACTTATCCGAACACATTGACTTTGCTATAACATCATAGTATACTTTACCAATAATTCCGGTAAATACATACTATGATCCTTGCAGTCTTACTCTTACTCTCTGGTTTGACCATTAGTGCTGTGGCCATTTACTATTCAGTAATGGGCTTGATGGCCATATTTTCGGCAGCCGCTATCCCTATTGCTATCATGGGCATCAGCTTGGAAATTGGTAAACTGGTAACTGCGTCTTGGGTCAAAGCACACTGGCCCAGACTGCCCTGGCTCATGCGAAGTTATGCAGTAACCGCAGTGGCCATTCTGATGTTTATTACCAGTTTGGGTATTTTTGGATTTTTAAGTAAAGCACACAGTGACCAGACT